GGTACATCTTGAGAATACTGAGTTTCCATGGAGGAAGGGTATGGCAGGTTTGGGTTTTGATAGTGAAGCTATCTATAGACCTAATTTTGGAACAGCTGAGTTTTGTTCTAACCGCCTATACGACCTTGGTGGTAAGTATGTTTTTAGTCCTAAACCGGGTAAAGTTTTAGCCAAGTTGGGTTATATTATAAACCCACCACGTAATGTTTCTAGAGAGAGTATGATGCGTGGTGTTGCTATTGGTATGAAGAAACTTTGTAATCATCTTCCCCCGGTCAAATTAGTTGTTGATAGAATTCTAGAGTTAACTGAGGGTTCTACTGCGTATTATGTTCGAAACTTTGATGAACACATATTGAAGTCCAATGGACCGTATGAAGTGACGCGTGAGATTAATTACCATATGTATAACCAATATTATTATCATTCAGGCATACATAAAAGTCTCGCAACAACAATTTCTACTATGAAGTTAGGGGACGAATATAATAATGCTCATGTCATGTTATTGTTTGATCGTGACACGAGCGGCCCCCAAATGATTTATGCACCAATTGGTGCCTAAATCATTAAATTGTGTGCAGCGAGTAGTTGAGTCTGCCAAATAAATCTCCTACTATAACTAACACGGCTAGTGTTAACTGGGCATCATAATTAAATAGAGAGCATTCGTGCTAGACTCATTTATGCGTGTGTAAGACCGCTTAACATTAGTTAATAAAACAGCCTGTAATCTCCTTTATTGTAAATTTATTTACGAGGGTCTAAGGACAGACGGTCACAAGCCCGTGAAAATGTTGAGTGTTAGCTAATACCAACCCCACTCAGTGAATTTTTTGATATCTTTGATCCTTAGTAGCCTTTAGTAAGCTGCTATTGGTGCCTTAGCTCTGTTGGAAATTTGCTGTTTAAGGGAGGGGAACTCACCTTATTTTTTGAGTACGCGGTGTGAATTACGCGTTTATTGTTAATTCTCCTTAGAGTCCACAGCATTGCTGTGGAAGCCTAGTGTGCCGTGAATGAGTACCTTTAGCATCCCAACCTCTGACCCTACCCTGCAATTCCAGTTGCAATATCTAACCACGATTAGGAACACCACTGAAAGTGGCGATTGTTGTTGTAGTCTGGTGGAACGGTTGTGTAGTTTAAATGATCAAGTTGAGTGACTTAGCGTCGGCTCTGCTAATTAGGGAAAAGTAACAGGCCACAGGTGTTTTCGTCCAAAATGTCTACTGTAATCCAAAT